ATTCTCTTCAGCGTTGACAGCACTTGCTGGTCAGCCGCAGGAATTAATATAGTATTACCACGCAAGTCCCACTTCAGCAACTCTACAATTAAATTTAAATTATTGAGTTGCCACCAATCAGGCGAGAACTGTGCCTTAGAGCGTCCCTTATCAGTGAATCTAAGTCCAAGAATGGGGATACTAACAGCACCTTCAAGCCTTCTGAGTTGTCTCTGCAATCGCCTGCTTCGTAAGCTATTACAGAGGTCGTGAGCCTTCTTCTCTTCGATACCAACGGTGTGTCCACCAGCGGTGACGAATACATAGTCCCCTTCCGTGAGTTTGGCAACGGTAAAGCCTTTCTTGTTGGATTTTTTGATGTACCCAGCAATGTCCTGACGCCCATCCACGTATATATCATCTGCGCTCCCTAGACTCTTGCCGTTGTACAGTAGTTCCTTCTCCTCGACTGTATACAATCTTACTCCTCTTTATTTTCATTATACTAGTACCTCCAAACCATGTAGCTTTTCATATGCTATATTAAAACAGTCTTTCCTATTTTTATAGCCGTTAGTGGGGTCAACTACACCTTCTGCTAGAAAACGTGACCTACTTATAAACTCACCTACGTCTATGCCCCCCATTATATATGCTGTGTCCAGTTCACGAAGGCTCACAAATACAAAGTAGTCAGGCTTTAAAACGTGCATGGCACTTCTATTAACTGATGCCTCATAGTATCCTTTTGGTGGCCCTGCTCTTCTTTGCTTTGTCTTAACGTAAATCTTTCTACCATCCACTATCATGTTGTATTCTGTGTGGTCTACTAAATCTACCCCATAATTATCAGCTACTATGAGAGCGCCTACAGCACCTATAAGGTTGCCACTGGACGTTAGGTCGTTTCCACTACCGTTATAGTCCCAGCTATCAGCTACATCTCTAGCCCTGTCTAGTATATCCTCCGTAATCTCCACCTCAATCATTCTACTCACCCTCTAGCAGTTTCATGCCGAGGGCTATCACGCCACCAGTACAACCAGTGACGATAGCTATAAACTCAGGGTTCTCTGCCTGTATAGCAAGTACACTCACTACTCCCAGCACACCCAGTGCTACTATTATTTGTGGTCTAATTTTATTTAACATTACAGTACTACCTCATAGGACATTCGTTTTTTACCTACTCGCTCACGAGTGAGTACACCTAACTCTAGTAAATCGCCTCGTGTTTTAAGGGCTTTTCTTGGCCCCATATCAAACTCTGACTGTAGCATACTGTCTATGTCCTTTCCTGTCAGACGCCTTTCTTTTAAATGTTCTGTCATTTTAACTAACTCTTCTTTTATTTCGTTTGCTAGCATTATTCCACCATCCTATACATTCTCGTTTTATTATCTTCCATCAAATCGTAGGCAATCTCTCCCTTAGCCACTAGGGTTTTGCGGAGTTCGTTAGCCTTATTATACTTTATACCTGCCTCCTCTAGCAGTGCCTTGTCAATATCTCCCTTCATCCTTGGCCCAACCGACAGCAGTCTTCGGACAATCGTCGCCGGGTCTTCATCAGACACTTGGAGTATACCATTTTTTTGACTGAAATGCAACCATCGGTCTTCGGGCTTTTCGTTGTGCCTGACCTTCTGCCACTCCAGCCGTGCCTGAGCCCTCTTCGGAGAACTGAGATGTATAATACTATCAGCCCATCCTTCTAGCCCTGACCACCCACGTAGGTTCTGCGCTCCTGAGTATGACGAGCCGTCACCTCTCCACGTAGTTTTCCTACCATGATGTACCATCACCACGCCTGCATTAGCCTCAGTGCATAGTACATCCATCCTGTCGAGCCACGCTCTCACGTGGGAGTCGTCAACCTCACTGCCACCAAGCAATTGGGATAGTGGGTCTAGAAATATAAATTCTATTTTATTTTCTACTATTCTCTCGGTGAGTGCCTTCCAATGTGCTTCAGAGTTTAGTGTCAGGTCTCTCGCATAGCTGTAGAACGTGTTGTCTGCATGCCCATACTCAGCCCTCGCACTTAATCCTCTGCCTTGCATCATCTTAGCTACAATCTCACCCTGTAGGTATAGTGTAGTTGCCGAGACTTTCATCTCATAGCCTAGCCAGTCTACACCATTCGCCATAGCACGGCACAACTGCACCGTAGCAAATGACTTGTAAGAGCCCGGCTGTCCATAGATTATTACTCTGCCTTGAGGAACAATCAGGTTCTCACCCAGTATTGACGGCACTTCTGGTATGTCAGAGTCCAGAAAGTCGTCAAATTTTATTATTTTTATTGGATTCATAATCCTCCTTAATGTATTCGTGGTATCCGCAAATAGGGCAGACTAATTCACCATACCAATCTTTATATAATCTTCCGCAATCGTTCTTACAAACAATCACAATCACATTCGTTATCGCACTCATAACATTCACACCAGCTTGTGCGTCTGCAATCTTCCATGCAGTCGCAACCAACCATACTACAATAACACGGCTCTTCAGTCCAGCCATGCACATCGCAGTAATAGTCAGTCATGCTTGCTCCATATTCTACAGCCGATTACTATCACCGACGCTAGTATACATATATTAATTGCCATTCTCCAGTCAAATTCTACCATTTACTATCCTTCCAAGCTAAAACTCTAGTGTTAAATAGGTATCTACTAATGCCGTACATGTCCTTGGCACACTTGGCACAGATAAATAGTGTGACGTCATAACCAAAGTCACCATAATGAGGCACTTGCATTACCACCCTGTGTTTACTACAGGAGGCACAATCCTCTTTAGTGCGCCAATGATACTCCTCTTGGACATACCTATCGCTCCTATCCTCTGTCATGGCAGTATGCTCAGCCTTATCTTCGGGGCTAAACACAGTCACACCACCACCTTCATACTTTGGCTTGCCGAATACGGCAGTCAGTGCATTAATTAAAAAACTCATTCTCTCTCCTCTTAATACATACCATATGGGTATGCGCTTTTGCCTATAATTTTCTCACCAAAATCTAAATCGTAGAAGCCTCCGTCTTCCTCTGTTTCAAATGTGTGGATTGCCATTTCAATGGCTGACTCCTCGTCATCAGCCTCTACAGTATACTCTAAGTATGCGTTGATTGTCAAGGTCACGTTCCAGTCTCTTGTGTTCTTACTCATAGTCTATGTCCCCAAATTTTTCAATGTATTCTCCTATGTCCAGTCGTACACTGTCTATCGTATAGCTACCGTTAATCATATCACGCAACAGGTCAAGCAAGTCACCATACGTGTCTTGGTCAAAATACTGCTCTACCTCTTCATATGTATATACTCTAACCATTCTTTGCCTCCTCAATGTATTCATTCTGTATATATCCATCTGCTAACTCCTGAGTATAGAACTCTACTGCCTCATTCATACAGTAGCGATGTACTACAAAGGATACATGGTCATGGGTGAAATCAACCCAGTCATTATCGGGGTCAGCATCTAAACTCTTAATTTCAACAGGAATAATACCCCATTCTTCTCCCTCAATATACTCTAAACATATGTTACACATCATCGTCTATTTCTCCTTATCTGTGCCTATCCATTCTGTAGTATCACCCTCACTCCTACCAACAGACCACACCTTATACTGCATAAACTCTACCTCGTCTATCTGGTCGTGCGGTATCTGCTCTAACTCACCCTGCTTAGTAACTCTATCATACACTTCATACAAATTATCACCCTCAATATACTCAGTGCAGTCCATGATTATCTGGAAGTGTACGCTAAACTTAGTCAATCTCAAACTCCTTTAGGAACATGTCAACATGTACCCACGCATCTCCATAGTCACCGGCATCGTTAGCATTAATTATGGCGTTGGCGTAGTAGCACAGAATATGGTCTAACTCATCCTCTCTATCTTGCACATCACCAACATCATAAGGGTCTTCAAGCCACGAGTCACCAAGGTAATACTCTTGTACTCTCTCGGAGGCATGGTCTCTAACTATCCAGTCTAAATCATATGCAAGAGAGTCAGGGAATGGGAATGGCTGTCTCTTAATAATCTGCCAGTCAGCCTCATCCCTGAGAAAATAGTCACACAGTGCACCTCCAACACAAAAGTCAGAGGTTTTCTGGTTTCTGCCTACCCTGCCACGATATAACTCTCTAATAATATC